GCTCGGTGATCTCGCCCGCCGGGACGTAGAACCCGCGCTGGAAGTTGTCCCCGTCGAGGACCACGAACCAGAACGCGCGCCGATCCGGTGCCGGAGACGCGGTCTCCGCGAACGTCGTCAGCCCGGCGGTCGGCTGCAGGTCGGCCACGTCCAGCCGGTACTGCAGGGACTGGACCGTCGTCCGGCCGGTCTCCCACACCGTCAGCCCGAACGTGCGCAGGCTGCTGGTGATGGTGGTACGGATCGGTGCCGTGAACCCCCACGGGGTGAAGCTCTCGGAGTCCTCGTCGAAGCCCTGCACGAGGCCGTCGTCGCTGATGGCGCCGAGCGGCTGCCACGGGGCGAGCGGCTGGATCGCCGGGTCGCCGGGCGAGGTGGTGCCCAGCGGAGCCGTCCATCCGCCGCCGTTCGCCCCCACCTCGAGCAGGTCCGCTGCGCGGGTGATCTGAACCATGATGTCTCCAGACATGCGAAAGCCCGCGCACGGGCGGGAACTGAAAGGGGCCTGGCGCGGGCCGAACGACCGGTCAGGAAACCGGGTGGCAGAAGATCTCGTAGGTGGCGCCCATGCGGCGCAGGTCTGGGTTCTCATACGGTCGCCAGGCAGGCGCCGAGATCGTCGCCACCCGCCCGAAGACAGCCCTGGGGGTCTGGACGCCACGCAGTCGTTCGACAAGTTCGTGACGCGTCTGCCGGGCGAGCAGTGAGGCGCCAGCCCGATCTGCGGCGTAGCTGTCGACTGTGACAAGGGCCCGGTCCAGACGGATACCGTCATCCTCGCCGCCGATCCGCTGTACCTGGTTAACCGGCAGCACGTCGAGCAGGTTGGCCGGCAGGTCGGTGAGATGCCGCACCTTAAGGGCGGCCGCGAGGTATGCAATCAGCTCGGCCTCAACGTCCGGCCACATCAGTTCGGCCCACCTGTTTGCGCGGCCCGCAGAAGGACGTGATGCGCGGGGACGCGTTCGGTGCCGTACTCCACCCAGCGGGCGTAGTACGCGGTGTTACGAACGTAGGCCACGGCTCGGTCACGCCGGCGGCCACCGCGGGCGGTACTGTCCGTCTCCCAGCTGGCCTTGTAGTGCCCCGGGTCGGGGCTGTTCTCATCGACAGGGGACGTCGCCTGGGCGATCGTCTTGATGCGCTCTGCTCGCCGCAGCATCTCTGCCTGCATGCCGGGCATCCTCAGCATCTGCCCGATGCCCTTACGCTTCGCCCTGAACCTGGCAGCCATGCTTCCTGCTCTCCTATCCAGTGACGAGTTCGAGGGCGGCGACTACCGGGCCAGTCGAACCGGTGAACGGCGACCGGAACGATCCAGGGAGGCCTTCGACCTCGTACAGTTGCCCGCCCACGCGGATCCTGTCGGTTGCCCGAATGTCGGTTCCGTAGGGGGCGTACAGGGTGAAGCCCGTGATGACGGTGTCGCGTGCATCAGTGAGCTCGGTGGACCCGCCCGTCCCGCTCCGGGGAGCGAAGGCGCAGCCAGATATGAGGATCTCGATGGGAGGGCCCGGCTTGTCGTTGCCGTACTCGTCCCGCGTCGGCGGTCCTGACCGGACGATGGTGACGACGTCACCGTGCGGCAGCTCGTGCACCGGCCACCTCCTCCACTGCGGTGCACCACGCGGCCAGATCCTCGGCGGGATCGAGTTCGGCGCTGCGAGCCCGTGCACGCTTGGAGGCAAGCCGGTACTCGGCCGCGTCCGTCAGGAGCCGTCGCAGAGCCGTCACCCAGGCCTCAGTGTCGCTGCGGTCGACGAAGATGCCGGCCTCACCGAGGGATTCGCACAGGCCGCGGGTGGGGTGCGCCAGCACCGGAATGCCGGACGCCATGGCCTCCACGCCGGTGCGACCCCACGATTCGTACCGTGACGGCATGATCAGCACGCGGGTTCGGCGGTAGACCTTGGCGGCCATCTCGTCACCGGGCACATGGCCGATGATCTCCACGTTCGGCAGATCCGGCAGGAGCTGCTCTCCGTAGGCCCCTTGCACCGCGAGGAACTGCTGGTCGGGCATCCGCTGCGCCAGTTCGGCGAGTAGCCGACCGCCCTTGTCCTCGTTGCAGTTGATGAGCGTCACGGCCTGGCCCGTTTTCGTCACGTACCGCTTCGCGTGCACCGGCGGGCGCACGACCAGGGTTCGTTGCGGCTTGACGCCGGCCGGGAACTCGGCGAAGAACAGGTCTGCTTCGCTGCTCATCCACTGCGAGTTGTAGACGGCCAGGGCGGTCGCCCCGGACGCCACGTCCCGCAGGGTCGGACGGTGGTCGTTGTGGCAGACCACCACCATCGGCTTCCCGAACCCGCGGGCGAGTGCAGCCGTAGTGGGCACGCACTCCAGGTGAGACACAAGGACGTCCGCCCTGCGGGCCTGGGACGGGAAGTCCAGGCGAGCCGTCGACGGCACCACCCGGATGCCGCCGTACTCGTAGACGTCAACCGCCCTGCCCCGCCGCGACAGCCACACCTCCACGTCGTGCCCTCGCTCTGCCAGGGCCTGGAGCATGCAGGCGAGCATGTGCTCGGCGCCGGCGTTGTGTTCGGGAGGCATCGCGTGGACTCGGGCCACGATCCGCAGGGGCTTGCTCATCGCCACCTCGCCATCGTCATCCCGGCCTTACGCCGGTAGCCGGCGAGCTCGAGCATGCGCCGGTCGTCGTCGGTCATCGTGACCGCGGTCCCGACCCCTGACCCGTCTGTGCGGTAGCTGTAGGGGCCGATCGTCTCCCCGGTGACGCCGCCCGCCATGGTGGGCGAGGTCAGGGTGCGCAGTGCCATGCGGGCCACCACGGCAATGATGGCTGCAGGGACTTCGGCTGCGCCGTGGCTGTAGGTCACGCGGTAGGTGCCGGGGTAGGACTCGTATTCTTCGTCGGCCCAGAGTTCGGGCAGGTTGATGGCGGCGCTTTCCGGCGCTGTGCGGATGGTGTCGATACCGTCCCATCTCCAGCCGATCACTGGCAGGTCGGGGGCTCCTCCCGCGCCTACAGCTACCACGGCGGTGACTGCCAGGACGGGCGACTGAGGGAGGCGTATCTCCCCCTGTTGGGCTCGCACGACGGCGGTGTCGTCGTCAGTGCGGCTGAAGGTTCTGCCCGTGAAGGAGCGGACGAGCGCTGAGGCATCCGCGAGGAGCGCCTGAGCTCTCGTCTCTTCCTGGGCCGTCAGGGGGCGCCCGAGCCGGTCTTGGAGGTCCGCGGCGCTAGCGAGGGATTCCATGCTTGACCACTCCCTCCATGGCTGTGCACCAGACATCGAGTTCGGCTGCTGGATCGAGCGCTGCCGCACGGGCCGTCGACGCCGCCGACGCCTGCTTGTAGACGGGAGGCGCGGAGAGTCGCCGGATGGCGGCTTCCCACGCTTCCGGGTCGTCACGGTCGCAGAAGGTTCCTGCGTCGCCGAGCGCCTCCGTAAGGCCGGGTGTCGGATGGGCGATCACGGGGATCCCTGAGCACATGGCCTCTACTGCGACGCGGCCATAGGACTCGTACACCGACGGTACGAGGAGGAGCTTGGTGCGGGCGTAGACGTCTTTCGCCATGCGGTTGCCGGGCGTGTGCGGCATGACCTCCACGTTCGGCAGGTCATCGCGGACGATCTGCTGCCCGTAGCCGCCGACCACGCCCAGGAACTTTCGGCGGGGCATCCGCTCCGCCAGGGCGTAGAAAACCTCCGCGCCCTTCTCCGCCGTGAGGTTGATCAGCGCGATCCGGTCTCCGGGAGTTGCCCGGTAGTCGTCCACGGTCACCGGAGGGTGCACCGTGATGCCCCACGGCATCGGACGATCCCCCCGGTGAATCCGCCACCAGGCTTCCGCGTCCGCCCTCATCCACGCCGTGTTGTACACCACGAGGGTGGGCGAGCCCTTCACCAGCCACGCCTTCGACTTCTCGAAGGTGTTGTGCAGCAGGTGCACGACCGGGATGCGGTGCAGTTCTCCCAGCACGGACGCCCTGGGGGTGTTCTCCAGATGCGTCACGATCACCTGGGCGCGACCGTCACCCCGTAGCCACGGCCCAGGGTCGCTCTTACCGCGGTACGGGTGCACCCGGACACCGTCGATCTCGTAGACGTCTTCTCCCGCCGCAGGCTGCGACAGTAGAACGTCCACGGCGTGGCCGCGTGCAGCAAGTTCACGCAGCAGGCTGTGAGCCGCCCATTCGGCTCCCGCGTTGTGGGCCGGGGGGTAGGCGTGCAGCATTGCCAAGACCCGCACGAGGACTCCGATCTGCGCCTGGCCGACAGCCGGATGGCTGCCGGCCAGGCCCGGGTCAGGATGCGGCCGTGGTCGTCTGCACGGCGGCGAACGGGGACCTGGTCGCCGAGTTGGTGTTGAGGCGCGTCGCCGGGTTGGCCGTGGCGAACGCCACCCGCATCACCACGCGCATGGCGACGGAGTCCTGCTGCATCAGGTTGAGGACGACCTTGCCGTCGTCGTCGGAGATGACGCCCTCGGTGAACAGCTTGAAGCTGATGTCCTGGCGCACGCCCACGATCGCCTTCGACCAGTCGCCCATCAGCAGCTCGGCCTCGGACATGTCCCAGGCGCCGTTGGTGAGCTCCGACATCGGGTAGCCGTACAGGGTGCCGCCCAACTGCCCCTGCAGGTTCGGCTGGTAGATCGGCACCCCCTGCTCGGACCGCATGGTGTTCAGCTTCCACGTCAGGCCGGGCCGGCTGATGAAGCCGTTCACCGCGAAGCCGTCCGCGGCCACCTTCCCGGCGGCCTCCGCGACGTCGACGGCGAAGTCGACGCCGGCGCCGGAGATGACCGTGTTGCCCGCGGCCACTGCGGACTGGTAGACGGCAGCCGGCCACGTCGACGGCTTGTCCAGGCCGAACAGGCCCGCGGCGTCGAGCTTGGCGCCGATGGCCTCCACGAGCCGCGGCCGGACCTCGTTCCAGATCGGCATCTGGGCGTCGTCGAGGTACGCCTCCGGGATCGGGACGATCGCGGCGATCTCCTCGGCGACCAGGTCGACGTTCTTCCAGTCCTGCGACGTGGTCTGCTTCAGCCCGGTGTCGCCACCGACGAAGTAGGCCAGCGGCAGCACGTCGAGGACGGGCTGCCGCTGGGTCTTGGACGACATCGGCACCCTGCGGGCGCGCTGCAGGAGCGCCGAAGCGCCCGGCAGGTCCTGGATGATGTCGGCGGACACCGGCTCGGGGACGAGCGGGTCGTTGCTGGCGTCCCGGCTGATGAGCGAGTTGTAAGGCACGGGGTCTCCTTTCGAAAGTGCAGCGACCCCGGCCCCGTGCGGGTGATTCCGGTGCTGCGGTGAACGTGGTTAGCGGCCGGCCATTCGCCGGATCCATTCGTCCGGGCTGGCGGTGGTCGCTCCGGATGCCGTTGCCGCGCCCGGCGTGAGCGCCTCGACGGGCCTCTGCTGGGCGGGGGCGGCGGGTGCGGCAGCTTTGAGGCGCTCGGCGAGCGCCTCCGCGCGGGCGTTGATCTCGTCGGCGCTGCCAGAGCCGAGGAGATCGATCAGGTCCGGCGGGATGCTGTGCGTCGCTGCCGCCATCAGGCGGGCGTTCGTGGCCTGCAGGTCGGCGAGCTGCTGCTCGAATCCCTGCGCTCGCTCGGTCGCCCGCTGGAGTTCGCTCTTCTGTGTGTCCTCGAACTCGGCGTACTTCTGGGCGGCCTGGCGCAGTTGATCGATCTCGTCCTTCGACTTGAAGCCGAGGGCGGTGAGGTGCTGCCGCTCGTGCTGCCGGGACAGGGCCTTCCACTTCAGCGCTTCGGACTCCCAGTCGGTGACCTCGGCCTTACCCTCGCTGGTCTTCCCCTGGGAAGGCTGCTGCTGAGACGTCGCCGCCTGAGCAGGGATGTGGCCTGCGGCCACTGCTTCCGCAGGGGTGGGGACCGCCGGCGTGCCGTTGGCCGTCTCCGTGGTGTTCTCGGACATTGATGTGCTCCCATGTCGGGTGCGCCGCCCTGTCGGCGGACGCGGCTTCGGGGAACGCAAGAAGGCGCCTGCCGTGTCGGCTGGCGCTTTCAGTGCGAAGAGGTGGCACCGTGCGGTGCCGCGCTTGGGATCAGGGGCGATCGGGCGCCGCGTAGGCGGCCCTGCCCTCGGATTCCCACCAGCGGCGGAACGCGTTGACGGCATGCTTGCCGCCGTGACCTCGCGTGGTCCGCAGCCAGTCGTCATAGAGCTGTTCGGCGACACCGATGAACGGCTCGTCATGCGTGAAAGAGGGCCACGCCTGGCATCCACAGTGGTCGTGGTACCGGTTGCCGCCCTTACGTGGGTCGCCAGCCGTTTTCGCCGACTTGTACACCGGCCCCCGGGAGGCGAGCATCGCGCACCATGCGCACGGGTCTGCGTCCGTGACTCGCGCCCAGCCGGTCGCCTGCTCGTCGGCCTCGATGGACCGTTGCATGACCTGTCGGCCGCCCTCCAGCGCGAGGTATTGGGTACTGCCGACCATGCGGACAGCGGCAGCATCCATGGCCTGCTGAGGGGTTTTGCCCGCGGCGATGGCCTTCTTGAACTCGACTGGTCCCGTCACGTCAAGAGCGCGTTCCAGGCGGTGGACGAGCAGCGGCAGTGGGCCCTCAGGGGTGAAGTCGTCGTCACTGATGCCTGCGTCGCGGCGAGCATCCATGTACGCGGAGCGAGCCAGGACCGCCGACTGCTCCCGAGCCTCCCGCACCACGGGCTTGAGGGCGGCCTGAACGGCAGGCCATGACGCGTCGACCTTCGCCGGGTTCATCAGCTCCCGCCAGATCTGCAGCACCTGCCGGGCAAAGCGTGCAGCAGCGAGCGCCTGGACGCGCCGGTATCTCTGGGGCGCCTCCGGCCCTGCCATCAGAGCACCAGATCCGGAACCGGATCCGGGGCGGGGGCGGGCTCAAGCTGGCTCATCTGCTTCTCAATGATGCCGTTCAGTCGCCCCAGCGAATCCCCTTGCTCAGCCGTCGTCTTCCAGCGTTCGACGTCGGTCTGAGTGACACCCGGGATCTTCTCCCACAGCTCCTGAGGCGGCACCCCAAGCATCGTAACGAGCTTGCCGAGCGCGTCCACGGTCTGTGCCAGCGAGCGCGCCGAGGTGTCCCGCCACACCACCTGCGCGGCCGTGTCCTCCCAGGCCTTACGGTCCCCTGCTGCCAGTCCGGCCAGGCGCAGAGCCTGCTCCCAGCCCTCGCCGAACAGGGACTCGCGTTCGTCGATCTTCCGGTCCAAGCCGTCACGGGCCGCGGCCAGGGCCTCCGCCGACAGGTTCACCATCTGCCCGAGCAAGTGGTACGGGGGCACCTGTGACAGCGTCGACATGTGCCGGATCGTCGCCTCACGGCTGTCGAGATAGCCCTTGAGGTCGGTCTGACCGAACTCGCCGAACTTGGTATCCGCGTCCTCGGCGACGAACACGCCGTCCACGCGGGAGCGGAACGGTTCGATCGGGTTGCCGTCATCGTCCTGGGGCGGTGCCATACCCGTGACCCACCGCTGCCGGAACGCCGCATACTGCTGCGCCATCAGCAGGTTGAACGTGGTCATGTTCAACTGGTCCTGGGCATCGATCAGCGGCTCCACCTCGCCGATCACGCCGTCACCGTCGAGGTCATCCGTGTTGACGAACCGCACCACGGGGCACACGCCCAAGCCGTGGTGCATCACGCCGTTCTCGTCCAGCTTCAGGCCGGAGCCGTCGACGTTGCCGGCCAGCGTATAGCGGGCCTGATCGTCGTACACCCGCACCACGCGTCGGCGGCCCTTCGCCGTGTTCTCCAGCCGGTCCTCGATCGCAAAGATCGGCCACTCGTCGTTCACGGGGTCGGCGTACAGAGCCGTCAGGCGCCGCGGTGAGAACGGGGTAACCACCGGAACCGGCTTGCCCGGCATCACCACCACATAGGAGGCGCCGTAGGTGAGGGCGGCCCGGTGCACGCCGTGCTGTCGCGCGTCCAGCCTGTTGGCCTGCCACACCTGCCAGGGCGAGGCATTGTCGTCAGCGCCCTTCGGCCGGTAGCCGTCGACATACATGTTCTGCGAGACGACTGTGACGACCAGCGGAAGGATCTTCACCTTCGCCCGCTCGATCAGCCACCGATACTCCGCCCGAGCGCCCGCAGGCACATAGACGCTCGCATGCTTGCCCGCCATGTAGTCGGCGATCCGCTGCAGCCGCGGCTGCTCGACCTCGCGTAGCTTCAGCAGCCGGCGCGCCGTCGACACCGCCTCGTCTTCGCCCATCAACGGCATGACGCGCCCCCTCTCCCGCTCACGCGAATCCGTGGACACGCCCAGTGCGTTGCCGCTTCTTCTGCCTCTTGGACCAGTCCGGCGACGCCAGCAGAGCTCGTCTGGCCATGTCCGCCAGCTGCATCGCCGCGAAGGCGTCCACCTTCTTCGGGGACTCCCGCGACTCCTTGCCGAAGGAGACGCCCCACTTGTTCGGCCTGCGGCGAGCGTTCGCAACGTGCCGTTTCAAGACCGGATCGCCGGTGTGCCGAATCTTCTGGTCGACGATGGCCTGCACCAGCGCCTCAGTCGCTTTCGTCAACTCCTGCTGATGGCCACGCATGTCGTAGCCGATCACCGACCGCGCGGAAGCCTTCGCCAGCAGCTCGTCGCGGTACGTCTCGCCCCACTCGTCGATGTACGACTCCCACAGCTTGACGTCCGCGAAGAACGCCCGGACCTGGAACCGGCCGAACGCGTGCGCCACCAGGTCGGAAACCTGCTTGCGGTCGACTTCCCAGTTCTTGCCCAAGGGCCCCTCGGGGCGCTCCCAGATACCCAGGGGCTGCACAAGCCGGTCCGCGATCCGCATCGCGATCAACGCGGTCGCGTCATCGGTCTTGCCGCCGTCGAAGCCGAGCGTGATCTCGTCCCCGTCCTGCAGCCGCTCCCCCGACAGACACTTCGCCCACTCCCCCGGATCCAGCAGCGCATCCTCGGCGGCCACCGGCTGGTTCAGCCAGTACCGGCGCGAGTCGGAAGGCGAGGACTGCGGATCCCAGATCTCGGCGATGATGCCGTCCAGGTCCATCCAGGCCGCCGCCGGCCCGTAAGCCTCCTTCAGGCCGGCGAGCAGAGCGTCGCGATCGGACAGGTCCACGCCGTCAACAGCCTGGCGGTGGTCGAACAGCAAACCGGCCGCGTCCGCGTCACGAACCCGGCCCTCCTTGATTGCCTTGAAGTAGGTGTGGGTTGCCTCCGCCACCGAATCCTGCCCCGGCTCGTACATCGTCGACGTCTCGAGGCACCACGGTTCGGCTTCCTTGCGCTTGCGCAGGTTCCGTCGCACCGTGCCGTGCATGCGCCGCAACTCCGGCAGGACGTACAAGTGGGTCTCGTCGAAGACCGCGAAGGTCTCCTTACCGCCGTCCTTCGCCGCGGACGACGCCGTCGACGGGGTAATCTCGCCCCGCTGATGGTGCAGGATGATCCGGCTTGAGGACTGCGCCGACTTGCCGATATCGATGCCGGGGAAGTCGTCTCCGTGGTGCTCGATGAGGTACTCGAGCATCGTCGACACGTTGTCGTAGGTGTTGCCCGACTGGCCCTCCTCGGTCGCCAGGCAGCGGATGAACGGCGACTTCACCGGCCTGCCGACCGGCTCCCCGTTCGCATCCCAGCCGTCGAACCGCACCGGGAACAAGGCTTCGGAGCACACCAGCATCCCGGCGATCTCCGACTTCGCCCGGCCCTTGGCCCGCGACAGGAACGCCCGCCGGTAGACCCGCCGGCCAGTCTCGGGATCCAGCCGGTACGCCTTGACGATGAACGCGTAGAACTCATCGTCCAGTTCGATCGGCTCGCCGACAACGTCGCCAGGGCCGTGGCACAGGTACTCCTCGATGTGCTCCACGATCTGATGCCCGAGCGAAGGGAACTCGCCCTCGTACTGGGGACCACGCCACGGCATGGCACCCCCTAGCCAGCGTCCTCACTCACGATCCGCAGGTTCTTCCGCCGGTCCGACGTCGACCGCGGCGTCTCCGCCTGGACCGTCTTGTCCGCCGGGGTCTCGATCTTCAGCTTCAGACGCATCCGATCCTCAGGCGTCGCCCCGTACTTCGCTGCCCTCAGCCGGACCTCAGAAGCGAACTCCCACCTTCCGCGGCTCCACATGATGGCGTGGAGAAGTGCCGTGTCGAGGAGGAAGTCCCAGTCCGTGTCGATGAACGTCTGCGCCTGAGGGGAGCGCCGCCAGGTATCCCACCACTGCCTAGTTCGAGGGTGCCAGTCCTCCCCATCAGGAAGGACCCCCTCAGGCAGCGGCGGCCCGCGCAGCTCGCCGTCGTCCTCGACGCTCAGCATCTCGGCGTCGCGCGCTTTGGAGTCGCGTGCTCGCGACCGTGTCGCCTTGGGCGCCATGCCCCGTCCTGCCATTGCGAGCGCCCTCCCTCCGATGACGCCACACCGATAGGGGCGTAGCGTTCTTCGATAGGTTGCAGCCCTGACAGGCAGGCAACAGGTTTCCGATCGAGTGACGGCCGCCGCGGGCGATCGGCACTACATGGTCAAGGTGAAGGCTCTCCGGCTTGATGCCGCAGTAGGCGCAGCGTCCGCCGTAGCGGTGGATCAAGCGCCGCACATCGCGAGACGTCACCACCAGCCCAGCCGAGCTACCCAGCTTCCGCAGGCGCCTTCGAGCGGCCCGAAGCTTCGCAGCACCAGGGTTCCGGGCCTCCCAAGCTCGGTTGTCGGCCCGTCGAACCTCGCGATGTCGTAGGTACGAGCGTCGCACCGCCGCCCGCTTCAGGTCTGCGTTCTCTGCCGCCCACCGCTTGATGTACTCCGGGTTTGCCAACGCCCAAGCTCTGGTGCGCTCGGCCCTGATCGCTCGATCCCGGATCAACTCGGCTCGCTTGCCGCACTGCTTCCTGCAGTACTTCGCATGTGTTGGACGGTGGCCGATGGAGTCCCCGCACGATGCGCAGGTCCGCGGCCCCAACTGGACGAGTCGCTCCGCCCGCTTAGCCTGATCCTTTGCGCGTCGCGCATCCGGGTCGCGCTTCGCCACCTCGGCGGCCTTGCGGCACTTCGGATCGCAGTAGCGAGCCCGAGCATGACGAGTTGAGATATCCGCGCCGCATTGAGCGCAGGTACGCTGTCCCACATCGACTCCTACACAGTCGGTCATGCCCCGGGGGTGTTCCCGCACCCGCCGGGGTTCCTCATGGTCTCAAACGGCACCGACAATCACAGCAAGTCGGCGATCACCTGCGAGATATCGGCCAGTGAAGACGGAGCACCCTCGAACGGATCACCCGTCACAGTGATGTAGCGGCCACGGTCGTACACCTCGACGCAAGCCTCCCCGCGCCGCATCCGACGCCCCCGGCCCACCGTGCCGTAGCCCCAGATGTGCAGGCCAGTACCGGACGGCGACACCTCGATGTACGTGCGCGGCACCCGGTCAACGATCTCCCGCGCCCAGCCGGCCAACACGCCGCCAACCAGGGCGTGATCGAGGTCGATGCACACCAGGCGATCCAGCGAGCTCAAGACGAAGCCGACACCCACTCCAGCCGTCGACCGCTTTGCCGCACTGTACGAGCTCCAGGTCCCCGGATCGGTCGACGACGCCGGTGCCCGCTTGGGGCCGCGGGCCGACAGCGGCACCTTCCGGTCGCTGTACCGAACCCACTGAGAGCGGCGCGCCATCGCGGCCGGGACCGGGTCCGTCTTCCGCCGACGGGCCCTGTGAGCAGCCATGCGGCAACGACCCGAACAGAAGCGCGCATTGTGGGCATGCCGTGCACCGAGGTGCTCCCGGCAGTGCTCGCAACGCTTCGTCTTCATGCACCCAGTCTACGGGCATGCGTGACGGCAATCTGTACTCTGACCTGCACTGATACAGGTCCGTGACGTGCGGTACGCCACGCAGGCCGGCGGCGCCCCCAAGGCGTTTCCGCAGGTCAGCCCATGATCATCAGATCCCCAGAGTCACGCGCACCGCGCCAAGCTAACGTGTCCGATCCTCAGAATTTTCAAGATCAAGAGGCGCCCCCCCGGG